TCATGCCCGCACGGTCGGCACATCAGCCAGCCGTGTCGTATAGCACGGCGACAGCATTTCCCGCTTCATCTGCCACGACTGCTGGATACCCTGCCCCACAAAATACAGGGTTCCCCGCCCCTGCTGGTTGAGTTTATCCATCAGTGACATCAGCGCTTCGCTGTTCGCGCGCGGCGCATTCTCGTCAAACAGGTTCAGCTGCGCCACGCCCTGGCTGAAAAAGTCACCCAGCATCACCCCTGCTTTTTGGTACCGGTGGCCGTCGCGCCAGACCGCATCGAGGCAGCGCGTCGCCGCGGCGATAATGTCGCGCGTGTCCTGTGTGGGAGTCAGCAACTTTGTCCCGGCGTGGTTGCCGTAGTACGGCTCAGTAGAGAACGGCGACGTTTTCACGAACACCGAAATGTACCGGCAGAACTGATGCTCGCCGCGGAGCTTTTCCGACGCGCGCGCCGCATAGCTGCAGATAGCCTGGCGCATCGCCTCATAGTCGGTGATTCGCTCCCCGAATGACCGGCTGCAGACGATTTCCTGTTTCGCCGGGGCAAACTCCTCGATCTCCAGACAGGGCTCGCCGCGCAGCTCGCGCACGGTGCGCTCCAGCACAACGTTGAAGTGTTTGCGGATAAAGCGTATGTCGGTATCACAGAGATGCAAAGCGTTTTTAATGCCCATTGCCTCCAGCTTTCTGGCAATACGCCGACCGACGCCCCAGACTTCCTCTACCGGCATCAGCGCCATCAGCCGCCGCTGGCGCGCATGGTTTGACAGGTCCACCACCCCGCCCGTCTGCGGCCACTCCTTCGCCGCGCGATTGGCGAGCTTCGCCAGCGTCTTCGTCTGGGCGATACCGACACCACAATGGATCCGGGTGTTGCGCCGGACGGTGTCGCGTATCTCCCGGCCAAAATCAGCCAGGTCGCGACAGTTCCGCACTCCCGTCAGGTCGCAGAAAGCCTCATCGATGCTGTATATCTCAACGCGCGGACACATTTCCTCAAGCGTCGTCATCACCCGCTGGCTCATATCACCGTAAAGTTCATAGTTGCTGGAAAAGGCAATGATCCGCTGAGGGAACTGCATCTCGCGCAACTGGAACCAGGGCATGCCCATTTTTATGCCAAGCGCTTTGGCTTCGCGGCTGCGCGCTATCACGCAGCCGTCGTTATTGGAAAGCGCCACGATCGGCTGACCGACAAGATCGGGACGGAATGCCGTCTCGCAGCTCGTGAAAAACGAGTTCATATCAACCAGCGCGAACATTGCGGTGCAGGGTATTTATAACGCAAATGACAACGCCGACGATTTCGAGGTCGTCGGCGTCATAAACAGCAATAGGCGGGTAAGCCGGGTTCTCTGCGCGCAGCTGCGCCACCGGGTACGTCACCAGCCTTTTAACGGTAAACTCTCCGCCAATATTGGCGACCACGATGTCGTTATGCTTCGCGTGCAGACTGAAGTCCACCAGCAAAAGCGAACCGTCAAGGATGCCCGCGTCGCGCATCGAGTCGCCAGCAACCCGCAGGACATAGGTGGATGAAGGATGTGCAATAAGGTGGGAAACGAGGTCAATGCCGCTGTCGATATAATCGGCAGCAGGACTCGGAAACCCTGCTGAAATCAGGTCTGCATAGAATGGGATGTTGACTGGCGTAACCGGCCAGACGAGGGGGTGTATTTTCATTATGTACCTCCCGGTAAAATTACTGTGTATTTATACAGTAATTTCAGGAAGTAACGAAATCAAGACGCAGCGGCCTATTAATCGTAACGGCAGGTAATGTTTTTTATAAGCAGAGCAGCCCATACGGGCCACTATGCCTTATCATTTTCCACTGACCGATTCGCTTTCAGTATCTTCTTTGGTGGCGCTTCCCGCAGCAATGAGGCTGGAAACTGACGCCTGCAGCCGGTCCTGTTCCATTTCAAGCGCAGCAATACGCACCTTGTTGTCCTCATCACGCTGGCGCAGCGCTTTTATTGCAGCCAGAGCGTCAAGTAACATCGGCGTCTGGTCAAGCACCATGTTTTCGCCAACATCCTTCACGTATTCCTTGTCAATCTGCATAATCTGCTGGGCGATAACGCCACGGCGTGCCGACCGTTCAGGTTTATCCCACTTATAGCGGAACAGCTTAAACTCCATGCGGTTGATATTGTCCAGGCCAGCTTCGACATTAAAACTCCCTTTAACATCTTTCAGGCGCTCATCTGAAACAGCGGCCATCGTGAACTCGCGCCAGGGTTGCCATGCGCCGCCGTTGTCGCCATTCTGAGAGCGCGCGAAGTAGCGAGATGCGGAATTATAGGTTCCGGAAATCTGTAAGGCGTATGACGAAAAGTTGGAGTTGGAAAATGCCAAACAGCTTCCGGTACCTCCTGGACTGTTTGCCGCCCCAGAATAACCGAAAGCGACATGATTGGGCTTAATATCATTCCAGTCATTAACCGTAGCATACGTGCCGCCTGAAACATTGGCGACATCCCCCCAGTTGGTAAAGATCTCATTCCAACCAATATATCTGCCACCCTCAAAACTTGATGACGCTGCAAGATATCTACGAAAAAAAATACCACCAGTACCCTGATAGTTGGAATAAATTTGCGTGCTTCCGTTTGCTCCATTAGCACTGTTTGGCAATACTAAAAGCGATCCCGCCTTTCCTTCAGGATAGCCATTAGCCGTCGTCGCCTGTGCATTCAAGGGTTGCATGTACATCCCGGCACGACGCAGATATTCTGCTGTAGATATTGAGCCACTTAAACCGCCAACTGGCGCATGTGGCACCTGCAAGTTTTCCCACGTTGCTGCAATATCACCAGGTTTAAACGTTGTGGCTGTAACCTCGCCATTATCGGAAAAGATGCTCTTAATAAAATTGATTATCTTGAGCCAGCTTGGTCCGCTGAATGTCGAGCCATCTTTGAGAGTGACCGTGATATCGTCGCTGGCGCTGAAAACCTGTTGCCAGTTTGTCTTGTCGAGGTTAAGGCCACGTAATGCTTCTGCGGTCTGTGAGGCAAGGGCCGCAGTAATTAAGCTTTGTGCTTCCTGCGGAACGGCAAACCAGGCGGCACCGCTCTGGGTTGGTCCTGTGTAATCACTCACAAGCATCAGTTGAGTGTTATTTGTAATTGCTTTAACGGGCAGTGTATAAGGAGTTCCCCCAACTTTAACAACAATGAGATCGCCAGCTTTTAATTCCGTTGTGAATGATGTTCCATTACCAGTAACCGCTGCTGATTTATTTGTTAGTGTAAGAGTTCCTGCAGACATGACTGTCTCCTGAAATAAAAAAACCCGCCGAAGCGGGTTAAAGGTTTGGGATCACTCCATAGGGTATTTTATATCCTCTGGAATATATTGGCGTTTGGTTGTAGTTTTTCCCGTTCTGATTGATATACCTCAAGATTACAGAACCGGATTGCTGCTTTATGACTATCCCGTTCTTTGCGCCAACCCCCTCCTGATCCTCACTTATCGCCCCCATAAAACTCTCAAGAGGCATGAATGGCGTGCCAGAAACTGCAATCGTCAGTGTGTTGTTTTGCAGATCGTAATTTGGTGGAATTGTCAGAAATCCTAAAATCCTGGGCATGGTTGCCGCCGACTTTGCAGACCAGATCAGCTTGCCAGACGAATCGAAAACATCCATAAACCCGCTCTGAACGGCAACATCTGTTCTGGTTTTAGCCAGGTTAACTTTGCCCGGAACGAACCAACTTGCGCCGGGTAAACCCCAGCCGCCAACAGGCATTCGGAACCAGTTAAGCTGCCCGGGTTGATGGATGGCATTTGGTTCGTCAAGAAATGGAGCAAGCTCCCTTAATCTACCAAATCCTGGCACGTCACCATCAATACCGCCGACAGTATCCATTCGTGGAGAAGCTACATAGGAAGAAAATAGCGGGGATGTATAATCGCTATTTACAGTAACAATTCCATCATCGTTTCTTACTTCGAAGCCGCTCATATAAAATTATATAAATCAATAGTTAAAGTATCAGCGAATGATGTACCAGGCACAAAAAAGACAGTCACGCCACCATCATAACAAGATGTTCCCCATATCCTGGTTTGCATCAAAGTTGTCGTTATTGCGGCAAATGAACCCGACGCCGTCGCGCCGGGCATAGCAACATCGAATTGGTTAACGCCTCCGGGTGCTTTTACTGTAATTCTCCCCCTGTGCCTCACCATGTAATCGCCCAGGTCAACAACCAATCTTCCGCTGGCATCCCAGCACTGTAATCCGGCCATCAAAAGAGCCCCATTCTCACGCGCAGGACATTATTGGCGTCCCAGATTTGCACAATGTTATTGGTAATTAACATGCGACCATTTCCACCGCTGCCGTTAAGCTCGAAGTTTCCGTTTTTGTCCAGGCGCCAGCCTGTGCGACCTGCCACATAGTTCGTGGACTGTATGAATGCGCCAATTTTGGCACTGGTTATGGTGCCATCCTGAATAAAGGCAGAGCTCATAAACACCTGCCCACCCACCACAGCAAATGGCGAGAACTGGCTGGCACCGCTGCCGGTGGTCAGCACAAACTGATCGGCATTAAACGCAACACGCGTTACAACCGGCTGCCCGGCCTGCGCCAGCACCGCAATGCTCATGCCGGCACTGTAGTAGTCGCCGTTAATCCGCACGCCTGCTTTCAGCGTATGAATGGCTGTAGCACCACTGGCATCCACCACAGCTGTCAGTTTGTCTTCCAGCGCGGCCGTGACACTGCCTATCTGCGCCTGGACCTGGGTGCTCATTTCCGCCAGAGCCTTATCAACGTCGGCGATTGTGGTTTTCACCACCAGAATATCAGCGCGTACTTCGCCATACTGCTTCCACTGATGATCGACCGTGGCGTTGTTCGCCAGCGCGTTCTGCATCACCGCCTCGATGTTAGTGTCGATTTGCTGCTGGAGCGCCTGGCCGTCGGCACTCGTGAGAAAATCCCCGGTAATATCACCCAGGTAATCCTCCGCATTGTCGTTCGCCATACCCCGCACCCAGCCGGTCCAGGCTGACTGGCTCCCGATGCGGTCCACCAGCCGCGCGCGGTACCAGAAGATCTGCCCGGCACGCAGGCCAAGCTGCGTGTAACTGTGCGCCGGATAGGGCACATCCGAAAGCAGCAGCGCGTCGCTGCCGTCGGTCGCGGCGGCATACTGAATTTCGGTCATCAGCGTGTCGTCCGCACCGTCCGGGAAGTTCCAGTCGAGCTGGATGCCCCAGTTAATCGGCGTGGTGCGGAAGTTCAGCGGAACCGGCGGCTGCCCCACTTTGCCGGTCAGCGTCACCTCGTCGCTGGTCTGCCAGACCGAGGCAACATCGCTGGCGTTCACGGCGCTGACGCGCGCCATATACCGCCCGGCATAAATGCCCTGCACCTCAAAGCCGAGCGAGCTTGTGCGCGGCACATTCACCCAGTCGCCGTTATCCTTGCGCCACTGGCATTCATACGCCACGGCGCCGGGCGCCGCGGGCCAGGCGACACGCAGGGTTTCCACGCTGAGACCCTGCACCACGCGGCTGTAACTGCTGAGGGTCACCGAGGCTGGCGGCGCCTGCACGCCCGGCGGAATGGCCGATACCGGGCGCTCATCGAGCCGAGCGCCGGAATCGATGGCGGCATATTTATCCGGGTTGTGCTGCACGGCGCTGATGGTCCAGGTGCCGTCGTTATTGTCTTCAACGGATGTGACGCGGTACTGCTGGATTGCCACATCCTGCGCATCCACCGACCAGACCGCCTCGCGCTCCGGCGTTTCGCTGAATATCGCAGATACCGTGACGTTTCGGCCGCTGACCGCCTGAATGGTACGGGCCTGTGATTTGCCGGACGGCAGGTTGACGATAAGCCTGTCGCCCGCTTTTGCATCCGGCGCCCGGTCGAGCGTCAGCGCGCGACCGTTCACCTGACTGATACGCCCGCCCATCACCCGCCCGGACAGATACTGATCCGCCACGCCGATGATATGGCCCGGCAACGGGATCATGCCTTCCAGCCCGGTGGCAAAACTCACCATCCGGTCTTTAGCATTTGTCAGCAGCGCCCAGCGGCCGCGGCGGTTGGCCTCGGTGCGCCGCGTGCAGCCGATGGCGGAGATCTGCGTCTGGCGCACGCCGTAGCGCCGCACCAGGTCAGGCTCCATCACCGCTTCCACTTCATCGGTGTAATGGTTCTCCGGGTTTGACCAGCTCACCATCGCCGTTGAATAACGCTTCTTCTCGCTGCCGCTGGCGTAGGAGAATTTGCCGTCGATAACGTTGGCGCGGGTGTAGACATACGTCATATCGCGCGGCATATCCGCCAGCGCGGCCAGCTGATTACCGGCCCAGTAGGTCATGCCGCGGAAGATGCTCGCCAGGTCACGCAGCACCGTAAACGCCTCGTTCTGACTCTGGATATACACATCACAAAGAAAACGCGGCTCGGTACCGCTGCCGCCGGTACCGTCCGGCACGGGCTGATCGCAGTACTGCGCGATGCGGTAGAGCTCCCACTTGTCCACCTGAGAGGCATCCAGCCGGTCACCGGTTCCGAAACGGTCGCTCAGCACCAGGTCGTAAAACACCCAGGCGGGGTTATTGCTCCAGGCCCATTTAAACGAGCCGTCCCAGGTGCCGGAATAGGTGCGGGCCACCGAATCGTAAGTGGTGGGCACGCGGATTTGCCGTCCGCGGGCGCGCATGCTGATTTGCGGGATATTGCTGAACTGCTTCGCGTTGAACGACACAAACAGCAGTGCGGTGTTCGGATAGCGCAGTTTTGCATCGATGATTTCCGAATAGGCCTCGATATTCGTAGTATCCACGATACGGCTGGAAGTGCTGTCCGCCGTCGTCCGGCTTACACGAAGCTGCCAGCCGGTCCGGGCGGGCGGAAGGTCAATGCGATGGCTGCGCTCATACAGGGAGGTGGTTTTACCGTCGAATGCGCTGTTCAGCACAGTGACATATCCGCCACCGTCAGTGGACAGCTCAATTTTGTATTCAACGCGGTAGCCCACCACATCCCCGTTGTCCTTCATGCGCTGCAGTGAAGGCACACCGAGACGCACCCGGACCGCAGAAAGCTGCGTGTTGCTGATGGCGCGCGTCCACGGCTGTGTGGCTTTAAGCTGAGTGTTAACGGTGATTTCATTTTCCACCGACGGTATACCGGGGATGTAATCCTGCGTCTGAGTGCCAGGGCGAAATTCCCATTTCACATCGGGAAAATTAAGCGTGCCGTCGGCGCTGCGGATCGGGGTACCGTCGAAGAAAATATCTTTATCCGTCAGGCCGCCGGCGAACTCCCCCTCGCCCAGCGCCAGCAGTATTTTGGCCGTCGCGATCGACTGTAATGAATCAGGAGATTCCCGCGGCGTGCGTGAATTACCACCGCCACCCTTTTTACCGGTTATTTTTTCCATACTGCGCCCATAAAAAAAGCGCCCGCAGGCGCTGTTATCAGACCGGTTCTCACTGGTCGTTGGTGTAGATGCCGGCGGAAACAATCGCACCGCCGATTTCGCGCTCGCCATACAGGAGCCCGACGGGGTTACCCATTGCCGTGGTATTCACGGGCCCGCCGAATGCATAGCTCGGCGCGTTATCGGGGTCCTGACGCGATGCCAGCCCGCCGGGCTGGGGTGACAGCATCTGCACCACGCCGCCAGCCATTAAGCCGATCCCGGCCTGTAAGGCATACGGGCCCCACGTCGCCCCGCCCCATGCCTGGCCGATGGTCATGCCAATGGCACCGACCACCACCAGCACCGCGCCCAGTATGGTCTGCAGCACGCCCGCCCGCTTGCTGCCAGCAATCACCGGCGCAATGCGGATATCCACTTCGCCGCTGTTGTGCTTCAGCTCATCCTGGCCGATGTTCTTTTTCCCCTTGAACACGGCAAAGCGCAGGCCGCGCAGGTGCGCCGTCTGCATGTACTGCTCAAAGCCGGGGATAATGACTGACAGCGCGCGGCAGGCTTCCGCCGGGCTGGCTATCACCAGCCGGTGCTCGCGACCGAACCGCGCACCCAGCGCGCCGTAAAGCCGCACCGTTTTCAGTTGGTTCATGGCAGATCCTTGTGTCTGACAATTTTGATGGTGCGCTCGCGCAGGTAGCCCCCATACGGCGTGGTGCAGGAGAGCTGGCCGTAGAGGTGATGCAGCAGCTGGTTACCCTCCAGCAGAATACCGGCGTGATTCACCACCGGCGCGGACACCTGCATCAGCACCATGTCGCCGGGCCGAGGCTCTGTGACCTCGCGAAATCCCTCGGCATACCAGTTATCCATATAGAAATTTTCGCCCCGCTCCCACCACGGGTAATCCACGCTGTAGTTACGAAGCGTCACGCCCTGCCGGCGGTGCCAGTCCATCACCAGCGACCAGCAGTCCGCATAACCCAGTTCAAAGGCGCGCCCTTCCAGCGGCCTTTCGCCGCGGGGCGCGATGGTGCGCAGGTCGCCTTCCGGCCACGAGACGATTACCCAGGGGATGCCGTGGGCGTCGCACTGCAGCTGGTCGAGCTCGCTCGGCTGGGTGGTCACGCCGTCGCCCGGGTGGGAATGCACAATGGCGGTGACGGTGCCCCAGTCTTCCGCCGCCGCGTAATCCTCCGGCGACAGCTCAAACTGCTCCTCCGGCACGCCGGTGATGTTTCGGCACGGGAAATACCGCTCGACGCGGCTTTTCTGCGCCACCAGGCCGCAGCACTCGCGCGGGTATTCCGCCTCAGCATGGGCCAGGATATCGGCAATGGTTTTATCGCGCATGGTTACCTCCGGATCAGGCTGGCCCCCGGAAAGCCGCCGAAATCGAGCCGGGCATCCGGGCCAAAGCGTTTTTTACAGTCGGTCAGCAGGCCCGAGCATTTATCCTGTGCAGGGTCGGTCACCGGGTTACCTTTCAGATCAAACATGCGCGGGCCGTTGTAGGTACAGCCGTCACCGCTGCGGTATTTGTTGCGGCAGGCCCAGGTGCAGACCGCCGTGATTTGCCGCGTCGGGATCAGCAGTCCCTGCAGGTCCATCGGGCTGGAGAGGCGGAACTCCACCACTTCATTGTCTTCAGCCGCCTTGCTGTCGATGTAAAACACCTGGCGGAAATACTGCCCCGGATCGGCAGACGGGTTGCCGTCGGGAAACGTGCGCGCATCGAGATACTGGCCGAACGTATCCAGAACAGTAACCTTTGCCTGTACCATGTCATCAAAGCGCAGGCAGAGCGCGGTCACCACACCATCAAGGTTAGCGACACGCAGCACCGGCTCCGCGCTCTGGCCGTCACTCGACGACGCCAGCCCGGTAATTTCAAACGGCCAGGCACCGTATTCCTCGTCATCAAACCAGATGGATTTAGCGGCAAGCTTCGGGGTATCGCCGCCGCTCGCCGCGATTTCTTCCGGCGTGTGGGGAATGGTGCAGGCGTGAAAGCGCAGCACGCCCGCGCCGAACGCCGAGCCGTCGACGGTCACCAGGCGGACACTGTCGCCGGGCTCAAGCTTCTGAACGTCATTACTGATTGCCATAAGTACCTACGGAGCGAATGCCTGTGTGAAGGTTGCGGTGAGAGAGAAAATGCCACCGCCCGGCGCCGACGGGCGGTAGGCGTCACAGCGGTAAAGCCCCGCACCTTTCAGAGGTGCCTGCCAGATGAATGAACGGCTGCCGCCATGTCTGTCCAGGAAGTCCATAATCGCGGTGATGTAGCTTTCATCCCCGACGAATTCCAGATCCCATTTCTGACCGTGGGCGTTGATGCCGTCTCCCGACGCCTGGGCATACCCGTCGCCGAACTGCGCGCGGCGGACGCGGTGAGTCACCTCGCCCCCGGCATTAATGCGCGGGCACCAGGTAAAGGTTTCGGTTGCCATGTTTCACCCATAAAAAAACCCGCCGTAGCGGGTGGTAAATTGATTTTTAGCGCTTGCCCTGCGTGGCGTTCCACAAGGGGGTGCCGGGCTTGCGAAGCTGCGAATTGATGGTATCGAGAATGGCCCCGGTGAGCTGGTTAGCCACCGCGCCGGCGGCGTTAGCATTGCCCTGTGCAGCGCCTGTGCCGCCGGAGAAATTTATGGTCCCGATGCTGACACTGACACCCGCGCCGCCCTGCGTGCCACTGCCCAGCGCTTTTACACCAAGCCTGCCTGTAGCGTCGCGGGTGAGCGGCATAATGGCTTCCGGCCCGGCCTCGCCCATTACGCCGGCCCCTTTCGCAAACGCAAAAAAGGTGGGAGTGTCAACGATACTGCCGCTGTAGCTGCTCAGATCGGCTGACGAATAAACCCCACCCTTCGCGTTAAACTGGAAAGACGCGCCGTAGTTCTGGATGGCGGTGCCTGCACTGGCGCCGCCGGATGCGCTTCCGGCGACACCGCCCGCAATTCCCCCGAGGAGCGAGCCGAAAAGGCCGCTACCAGACGAGCCGCCTCCCATCGCGTTAACCACGGCCATCTGGAGCGCAATCTTTGAGATGATCTGCAAAACGGATAACCCCCAGTCTTTCCAGCTGGCCTTGTTACCCACCAGCATTGCAGAGACGTTATCAAGCGCGCTGTCCATCGTGGAAGTGATGCCCTGAGATACCGTGCCGGCAATGTTGCTGACGTTATCCATCCAGTCAGCAAGCCCCGCGCTTACGCCCGCGCGCCAGTCCAGTTCGCTGGCCTTCGCCTGCTGATATTTTTTATCAAGCGCATCCAGTGCAGCCTGGCGCGCAGCAATGGCCTCAGCCCCCTTATCGGTTTTATCAAAAACGCGCTCCACTTCCTGCCGCTCGCGGTACTGCTCACGCTGACGGTTCCCCATCCCAGACGTGGCGGAGGTTAGGTCAGCTTCATCCTGATAACGGCGCCCCGCATCCTTCAGATCTTTCAGCGCATCAGCCATTTCATGCTGTTTTCGGACAGCCTCATCGGCTTTCTGTGTCCACTGCGCCAGCGCCACGGCGCCAGCCTCAATGGATTTGCGTTCCTCTTCGCTCCACTTAAGGCCATTTTCATGAGACGCAGCGTAAAGCTCAGCCGCTTTTTCTCCCTGCGTGGCGCGCACCTTCTGAACTTCAACAGCGACACTCAGATCGGTGATTTTTCGGCTGTACTGCTCAGCGGTCTGCGCCGCCTGGCGTGACGCTTTATTCTGGGCGTGGGTTGCAGCCGTCTCATCCTTTTTCGCCTGGGCCAGCGCCTCATCTTTCCGGGCGGCCTGATCTTTGTTGTAAATGTACTGGGTATACAGCGCACCGGATAGTTTCAGATCCTGCGCTTCATAGACATGCTGCTGATGAAGTTTCTGCAAACCGGACAGGCTCGCCAGTTCATTATCGCGACGGGCTTTTTCCAGTGCCGTTGCCTGCTGCGGCGTCACGTTCGAAGTGGATATCACCGGACCGGTATAAGACGCTGGCCGGTTTGCCGGCGTAACACTCATACTTCGGTTCAAAAGATCGTAAGCCCCTTTCAGGGTGGCAATTGCTCCGGCCTCCTGAATGGCTTTCTGTGTGGCCTGTTCGCTGGCGTCGTTAAACAGTCTTTGAGTCTGCTGAAGTTTTGAAACAGCCTGCTCTCGCTGATACTCCAGTTTGTTCAGCTGATCCGTCAGAGAAATATTCTTCTCGGTGATATCGGCCTGATCCATAAACGTGTTAATCCACGTCATGGTTGGGTTTTGGTTATAGTCATGCTGAATTTGTGCGAGCCCCGCCAGGCTGACTTTGACACGCGCTATCTGGCTGTCGAGATCGGAAATATCTTTTTTTTGCGCATCCACTGATGAGCGAGCATCCGCCGCTGCGGATCGCAGGCCGAGGGATGACATATCCTTAAGACGGGTGTTGATCTCATCCAGGTTACTGGCAAAGCCTACAGCTTCTTTATGAACCTGCTCGGTATGCTGGTACAGGCCATACATCGCTGCACCAGATGCCAGGATGACGCCCGGCCAGCCGCCTAACAGGCTCAGTACGCCACCACCCAGGCGGGACATCACAGACGCTGTTTCAGTCAACCGACCGGCAGCAGCAGCGCGAGCGTTGATAGCTGTATTCAGTTGTGCCTGTGCCACGGTTAACTGACGCTCCGCTGTGATTTGCGCCTCGATACCTGCCGCGGCGGCACGAGCCTGTTGCGCGCGGTAAAAAGCCTGCCTTGCCGTTGCCACACTGATTTGGGCACCTCGCAGCTGCGCTTCAGCAAGCCCCACCTCTGCCGTCGTGTTCGCCACGACAGAGGCGGTGGCTGTTGTGACGCTGGCGGTCATATTGCCGAAGTATCGTGCCACCCCCAGCCCAACCAGCGCGCCTGCAACGTTTGCAACGGTATCAATGTTTCCGGCCAGGCCATCCAGTACGCCCGAAAGCGTGGAGGAGGCTCCCACGGCCTGGTTAGCTCCACCTACCCAGGCCATAAAAGCATTCTCTACTTTCTGTGCCGATCCGCTGATACTGGCCGGAAGGGTGTCAAATTCTTTACGAAGCTGCGCAACATTGGTCAGCAGCGGCACGATTTTATCGGTGGTCAACTCACCATTATTTGCCATGTTACGAAGCCCGCCGATCGTGGTGTGAAGCCCGTCAGCAAGAAATTTGGCGAGACGGCCTCCGCTTTCCATGATGGCATTAAACTCTTCACCACGCAGGACGCCCGAACCGAGCGCCTGACTGAGCTGCGTAATGACAGAACTGGCTTCTTCCGTGCTGGCGCCGGATAACTTGAGAGAGGTCGCCACGGTTTCGGTGACGTTTGCCACGTCCGCAGATGCATAGCCAGCGTCACGCAGGGACTGAGCGATTCTGCTGTAGAGGTTGGCGTTTGCCTCAAACGAGGTTCCGGTCCGCTGACTGATAGACATCAGCGACTGTTGCGCCGCGGTAAAGTCGTGTGCCGAAGAGGAAGCGAGGCGCAGACGACCATTCAGTTGGTTCCAGGTATCGGCATAATGAATAAGCTGCCCGGTAGCAAACGCTCCGGCAAACGCGCCAGCCATACCCGCAGCAGATGAGCGAACCGAAGCAAGCTGTGCATTGAGCTCGGCCAAAGAACGCTGCGTTTCCCGGGTAGCAACGGCTGCACGGCGGCCCCCCTGCTCCATCGTTTTGTAATAATCAGAGCCCATCCGGGCGGCGCGGGAAATCTCAGACTGAAATGACTGAGAATTTGCGGATATTTTGATTATTAATTCACGCAGAGTAGCCATATTTGTCTCATAAAAAAACCCGCCGAAGCGGGTTTATATTTGCGAATTTCACCTATATCAGGTGAATTAAATTACGCACTTAATTATTGCTGTGTGCATTTCACTGCTTTAAGTGACTCGAGCTGATTCAGACGGTCCTGAACTTTTTTACGAGCCTCATTTTTAGCCATACCATTTCCGATACCGAAGTCACCAAGGAAACCAAGCACAGTACGTCCATCAAACTGGCCAGTGCTCTCAATGTCTTGCTGTACGCTATGTGCCTTGGCGATCTCTTGATTAAGCGCTTTACAGTCGAATGTACTGGCCTCTTCACCCGTGACTGATGAAGCTTGTGGATACTGCTTGGTTGCGCATCCGGTAAGCATTACTACGCCAATCCCCAAAACTAATAATTTTTTCATTTTATGTTTCCTCAAATTGCAATCAGAAACATCCTAACATCAATATTTGCTTTCTACCTTACTCTTTTGCAGGGTTAAAGAATCAGTTTCTACCTGCCATCTTTTTAGTGTGCCTTTATGAAGCCCATATAAATGTAAGTGACGAATTCATTGTGCAAGTGCTGCAAAGAAGCCTTCCAGCCCGGCGCTGCTCTCTTCCTGTTCCGGGGCGTTCCACTGCAGGATCACATCATCAATGCTTAACTTTGCACCCTGCGAATTGAGTACCGCGGCGGAAACCTGCGCAGCCTGGATATCGCCGCGCCGGTCGCTGATGGGGTTGAGGCGGTCAAATTCGATCCACATACGCAACTCGCTGGCCGTCATTGTCTGCTTCAGTTCATGAAGCGTACGCCCCAGACGCAACGCCAGCGCCATCAGGAAGAAGGTGCCGGGCTGGCTTACGGCTTTTCCACTTCGGCGGCCGAGGTAGTCAGATCGAGCGCCTGCTTAAGAAGACGGGCGTGCACCGGGCCATAAAACAGCTCCACCTGCGGCTTGTCTTCTTCAGAAAAGACCTGCGTGCCATCTTCTTCAAGAAGTACATCAATAAACAACACGACGTCAGCGCTCTTGTTACGCAGCGCGCGCTCTGCAGCCGTCAATTCATCCGTTTCGCCATCTGTCTGCTTAGGGTTAAGCACCTGCTGCCATTCAAGCCAGGCCTGAGCGGAAGGCTCACGCAGTTTTACCGTGGCGTTTTCCCATTCAGGTACCGTCACGACTTTGGTACGGAAGCCCGCCATCGGTGCCAGCGCAAGCGCGCGAAGTGAACTCTGTGAAACCTGCTTTTCCATTTCATGACTCTCGTTTTAGCACTAAAAAAGCGGCTTTCGCCGCTGTGATTAACCTGCCGCCGGGGCCGGTACGATCGGGACGGGTTTTCCTTTGATGCGAAGCGTAAACGACGCCGTCACCACCCCGGCCGTGCCCAGGCTCCAGCTGTTCTGGCGTACTTCTGCAAGGAACGCATAGCCATTACCGGAGGGGAAAATCACCTGAAACGCATGCAGTGCATCGGTATCGTAAGCGGTGCGAAGCGTGTTCTGACCTTCTTCATCGGCTGACCAGTTACCGGAAACCGTCATTTCCCCGGGCGCAGCCAGGCCATTCGTCATCTCCTGCTCGGTGGAGCAAAGGGTGGTGGTGTCGATATCCGATTTCTGCCCGCCGGTATAGCTGAGTTCTTTGGTCGAACAGTTAATGGACTGCCAGGTCGCACCGGTGGGATTAGGCACCGTTGCCGGATCGGCGGAAACGTTAATTTTCGTTCCCTGCGTTTTTTCGTACTTTGAGGACATAGAGAGCTCCGGATATAAAAAAGCCGCCCGGAGGCGGCAGAGTAGATTATTGCCAGATCTGAACTTCCAGCGTGGCGCGGTATAGCGCTGTATCAGGCTCGTAACCATTAATCTCGTTCAGACCAACTGGATGCAGATCAGCGAGAGCAGATTTAACTTGCTCGCGCAGCGCGCGGGCGTCGTCAATCGAGCTGGCCCAGGCATCCACTTGAACCGTGCAGGCGGTTTCTGCCGGTCCGTATAAAACATCCTCACTGGCAGACGAGGGCAGAAGAAAAACCACCCACGGCGCTGCTGTGCCCTGGGGAGCGACATACGGGAAAACATTGCAGCCTGCCAGTGCACTGAGTCGCGTATAGATATCAGCCTCCGTCATTTCGCCAGCACCTCATCGATCGCCTGATTCATCCGCCGCAGCGCCACCTGTGTGGCCTCTTCCTGGCGGGTATCGAAGGCCGGACGCACAAAAGGGTGCGCCGGCATAGCTGATGTGCCAAGCTCAACGAAGCGCCAGTAAAATGCGTTACGCGGATTGCTGACCTTCATGGTGCTGTCACTGTTACCTGTAACCGGATTGACGCCGCGGATATGTACCCCTGATGAAATTTCGCCGCGGCGACGCGCTTTCTTCGTCACGACCACAATATTTTTCTTCAGCTTGCCGGTTTTGACGGGGGCCCTTTTTTCGACCTCATCCTTCAGAACTTCGGCACCCGCTCGGGTTGCGTCACGTAATACCTTGTTATTTTCTGCCCTGCTGAGCGTTTCCAGATCCTTTGCAATGCCGGCCAGGCCTGAGAAATCAAGACTCGTTGAAATCACTGTTTAACCCCCTTCTCGCAGAGCAGTTCAAGTCTGGTGCCGTTCTCCGCAGAGATAGCCGAACTGATATCGTATATTTCACCGTTGCCGGTAGGCGGCAGGTGAACGGCGCGCCAGCCTGTCGTTACCGTAATACCCGGATACCGCCGCATCCAGATTCGGGTAGTGGTGCTGCTCAGCTCTGCGCCACCATCCATCATCTCCCGTCCCGATACATCCGCGACCTCTGCGCGTACCGAAGCAACTTCAACCCATCCTGTCGCCGGTTGCCCGGACGGTAGCCGCCCGGTCGCTGGTTTTTGCAGGCTTACCCTGTGCCGTAGTCTCCCCGCTTTCATATGCCATACACCCGGTAAGGTTGAAGAAGTGCTTCGGTGGAGAAGGCCAGCGCAGACGTAACGTTACCCACGTTGACGGCTTCCCGGTTTGAGTACCAGTGCCCGATAAGCATCAGCATGGCCATTTCGATATCGGCGTCATAGAGCAGCCGGTCAGGATCGGCCAGATAAGCAGTGTCATCCGCAGAATCATAAAGCCGGCGACGGGTCCACCTTTCCACATACCGCGCCGCGGCTTTTATGCTGATTTCTATCCATGCATCATCTTCAGTGAAATCCTGCTCGATGTTGCAATGATGCTTAACCTGCTCTTTGGTCAGCATTTGCGCCCCCTATTTGGCTTTGCCCTTTCCTTTCGGATCAGGGGCTTTTCCGGAATCTGCCTTTTTCTGGCCGGGCTCTTCTGCGTAACCGCGCTTAACAAGCTCGCGACCGTGCTGATCGAGCGTTTCGAATTCGGCACCTTCAGTCAGCACGTTGCCTTCAAAGTAAATGGGCTTGATAGCGATCAGCTTCATGACGCTCTCCTTCAGGGAAAAGAAAAGCGGCCCGGGAGCCGCTGCTAAGGGTTAAGCACCGCCACCGGCGACAGGCGCAGTAAACGCACCATAGATGAACGCCTCCGGGCGTTTCACCGCCAGCGCCAGGCGCTCTTCACAACGAATCGAGATCATGTTTTTCTCGAAGTCATCAGCGTTCTCGGTGGAGATCACCACGTTGGCGTCTTCCCGGTCGAAGAGCTGCGCCGCCGCGTTGAACGCGCCGGTCAGGAACTTGCCCTGGAACGCTGCCGTTTCGGTCGCCACCACCGGCAGGCCCCAGAGGGTCGGCCCGCTCAGCGCCGCCGGATTCGCCAGGATGTAGCGGCCCAGACTGTCTTTGGTAAGTTCAATCTTCGCCCAGTCGATGAAGTGCAGAACATGGCCGGACGCCGGGAAGCGCGCCAGCTGTGCCTGCAGCATCGCCAGTCGTAGCACGTCAATCCCGTTCTGTTTCTCGACTTCAAACGCGGCGCTGAAAGCGGACGCCTGCGGCACAATGCCTTTCAGATGTGCACCGGTGCCGTCGCCAAACAGGATTTCCTGTTCTTCGACATACTTCAGGCCATATCGCATTTCCGCATCAATCGTGGACTGCAGCTGCGCGAAGTCATCCAGGATCTGCTTGGACGCTTTGAACATGTGCGCAATTGTGGTCACCGGCGTGATCTGGGTGGCGAACTGGATATCGCTGTACGGCTTGGTGGTGCCTTCCGGTACCACTTTTGCCGCATTGGTAAAGCCCGTCTGCTGTACCCAGAAGATTGCCGGCGCAGCGGTGCGGCCCGGAGCGATCAAGTCGCGGATGAACAGGCGCTGCTTCGGCGCGGTGTCGATACCAGGCAGACGCTGCGGCTCCACCACACCAGTTGCCACGTCAGTAGAAATCAGCGCTGCATTTACCGGCACGCTCACGCGCTTGCCGCCCTCCACGCTGGCGGCGAAAGCTTTAAGCGCTTCGCTGCTGATAACGGTCTGGCCGACGGTTTCAACCACTTTTGCTGCATTCGCCAGGGGCATTTGTGCCACCTGTTGTTCCAGCTCGCCGAGCGCGGCCTTGAGTGTTTTTTCCGCCTCTTTCAGTGCGTTAAACTCTGACGCCATTTTGTCGACGGTTTCTTTAGTTTCTGCCGACAACTTGCCGGTTTTCTGGGCTTCTTTCAGCGCCTCTTCTGCTTTGGCGTTGAATTTGCCGGTGGCCTCTTCAATGCTGGCGCTGACTTTTTTCAGGATCTCGTTTACTTCAGACATAACTTCTCCATATTTACTGGGCAGCCGCTTTCAGTCCGCTAATGGCGGCTTCCAGACGGTCAATGGTTTCTTTTTCGATGGTGGCAGCGCCTGGCGTACCGTCAGGGATGGCAGCAGCGCCCGGCGTGCTGCCCGATAAGGCTTTAAGCAGTTTTCGGCGTTCAGACCGTGGCGTGTTTGCTTTCGCCAGTAACGCATCAAGCTTGCGCAGCGCGGCGGCTGGGCTTTCCTCGTCGTCGGCGATTTCGTCAGCAGACAGCAGGCTGTCAGCAAAGCCCTTTTCTACAGCTTCGCTGCCGCCAATATACGTTTCACTGTCCATCATTTTGTCGACGGTGGAGGCGTCGAGGCCGCTGCGCGCCTGGTAGATACCGCTCATGGCTTTATCAAACGGCGCCATGTCAGTGGCAATCTGCGCCAGGTCGTGACGGTTGCCCATCGCACAGACCCAGCAGTTGTGGATCATGAGGAACGCGCCGCGGCCTATCTGCACTTCATCGCCTGCCATTGCGATAATCGACGCCGCAGAGGCCGCCAGCCCCAGCACTTTCACGGTGACTTTGCCGTCGTACTCGCGAAGCAGGTTATAAATCGCCAGCCCTTCGAACATGTCGCCGCCGGGGCTGTTGATGTTGACCGTAACGTCTGCGCCATTAAGCGAACGAAGCGCACCAGCGATACGGCTCGCGGTGACGCCCTCGCCCCAGTAATCTGCGCCTATCACGTCAAAAATCGAGATACAGTTATCGCCGTCGCGCGCCGCACGGATGCTCCCGTTCCAGCGCTCCATTGCCGCAGCGGGAAGGTCTGGTTTTTCGCGCGCAAAAGGTCGCCCCTCCGGCGCCGCCGGAAGGCTTTTAATGGTCATGGATGCTCCTAAGCCGCCTGTTTCAGCGGGGACTGTTCGAAGGGAATGTCGGGGAAAACGTGACTGTGAAGCTGACGAAGCGCGGCGGCCTGCGCTACCGGGCTGTTCTTTTTGAGGTCCTCCAGCGGCGTTAGGTTCAGCTGTACCGTGTAAATATCACCACCCTCAATGGGAGGCAGATTTTCCAGCCGGCGCACATCGTTACGTGACATCCAGCCGTTCTGCAGCGCGCTGGTATAGTAGGCAGCGCGTCCTGCGCTGTCGGCACGAAGCAGCCCCTCGACAGAAAACTCGGCAAAGATGTCCTCTTCACCGTTCAGCAGGCAGCGGGAAATCTCCTGCTCAATATTGACCAGCAAAGGGCGCAGCGTATGGGTCAGAAACTGCAGGTTCATTCCCTCCAGGCTTGATGCCCAGCTGCTCTGCTTAGAGGTATGCCCGACCATAAACGGCGGCACGCGGAACCAGCGACAGATTTCCTCAATGCCAAAAGAGCGCGTCTCCAGCATCTGGGCCGCTTCCGGATTCATCGTGACGTTCTGATATTTCAGACCGCCTTCAAGCACCATAATTTTCCCGGCATTCTTTGAACTGGTGAACTGTGCCATGTAGCTGCGCAGCCGTTCTCGTTGCTCTTTATCCAGCGGCATATCTGCTGAGAGAAAACCCGAACTCTGCAGGCCGTTCTCAAATATTTTGGCCGCCGACTCCTCGACCGCCATTGCAGCCCCGATCACATCGCGTCCGGAACTCAGCGGCATCATGCCGCAGACCCCGTCAAGACCGAAGCCGCGAATGTGCATCAGGTTCTTTTCCGCAATGACACGCGCCGTACCGTTCTCGGTGTAGGTGTACTCAAGCCGGCCGGTATCGAGGCGTTTAACCACCATGTTCTGGGGAAGCAGCGGCACCAGCGAGACCAGTTTGTTGCCGATAAACAACTTTTCCACGAAGGCGTTACCACGAAGACAGATACTCGCCACCAGCATCAGCATAAACCGCGATGGCGTCATCTCCAGATTCGGCCGGCGACACAGTACCTGGTATACCTGATTCTGTTGCGCCAGCCTGCGCGATCCATCAGGCTGCCGCTCGTAAATCTTCAGCGGTAGCGTGGAGATTGACTCGCTCAGCAACCGGACACAGGCCCAGACCGCTGACAGCTGGATAGCCTTATTCGCAGTGACTACCTTCCCGCTGCTGCTCGTACCGTACCATTCCTGCCAGAACGTCCCGTTGGTCAGGCTGATGGGGACGCCCAGCCAGTTAAGCAAGGCGCTTTTCACCCTGCCTGGCTGCTTATTTTTCTTCATCAGAAACCTACCATGATGGGATTATCAAAGAAGCCGCTCAGGTCCTGCTGGTCATTACCACCGTTAACGAGCAAGCGACTCATCGCGGTGAACAGCGCAGCCGGACCATCAATCTTGGCCTCGGGTGTCGATTTGTTGGGAAAGATGTTGTCGTTACGATCTGGCTTCACCGTGACGTTAGACATCATCCAGTTCATCACGGGGTGATTGCTGTGGTGGAACCTGCCGCCGTACACCAGCGCCTCAACCTCTTTCATGGCTTCAGAGAAATTGCGCACCGTTTGCGGCACTTCCACAAGGGGTAAACCCTCTTCAGCAAGCGCCAGACTGAACTGCGTCGCGCTCCACGGATCGAAGCCTATTTCTTTCAGACTTTCCCCGCTGACCCACTGCTGTAGCTCTTCTTTTATCTGCGCATGATCGATAACGTCGCCATCCGTCAGGATAAGTTTGTCGAGCTCAGCCCACTTCCGGTAGAGCTCGGCCATCTGCCTCGAGCATTTTTCCAGCCGCCCCTCGGGCAGCCAGAATTTAAAGTCGGCGTGAACATGCCCGTCAGGCGATCGCCAGGCTTTTACCGCGGCGCAGATATCAATTTTGTTCGCCAGATCGACACCAACCCAAAGGGGATAAGTTTTCAGCTCATGTGCCGGTGCGATGAATTCGCATTTATCCCACTTCAGCATGTCCATCCAGGAGGACTCCGCCGTCACCCAGATATTCATATGTTTAGTGAAGAAATTAACGCGCGCTGATACCTGCTCTTTGGCTTTCTTCGCAAGGCGGCGTAAATCGTCCCAGCGCTTGCAGATCCCCAGTCCGGGATTTGCCTTTTGCCAGACCGCTTCGTCGAACGGATCGTCGCCGTCGTCCAGCGTGTAGATGATGGCGAAAAAGGTATCGTCCTTAACGGCACCTTCCACCTCACTGTTAAAACCGCGCAGCACCTTAATGGCGTAATCGCGAAGCTCGTAGCAGATGCCTTCTTTGTTAAAGCCCGCGGTGGTGATACCAAACAGCAGGGACTGCAGGCGCGCGCCGGTCGCCGTTTCCAGAACGTCCCATACGTCACGGGTTTTATGGGCGTGCAGCTCGTCAACAATGCCGCAGTGGATATTCAGGCCATCCAGGTTGTTAGCGTCACTAGAAAGCGGCTCAAATTTAGAGGCGCTTTGCTCCTGATAAATAGCCAGCTTGTTGAACTCGAACAGGCGCCCAAGCGTCGATTTCGCTTTTTTCACCATATTTTTGGCATCTTCGAAAACGATGCGCGCCTGGTCGCGGGTTGTGGCCGCAGAGTAGACCTCGGCCCCACCCTCGCCATCCGCGCCCGTCATGTACAGGCCAACACCGGAAGAAAGCGTGGATTTGGCGTTCTTACGGGCCACCTCGTTGTAAGCAGTACGGAACCGCCGCACCATTACCGGGCGGCCGCTGCCATCATTCCGCAGCACCACCCCGCCGGTTTCCTCATCAACCAGCGGAATAACGAAACCGTAAATATTGATAAGGATGAAAACATGCCAGTCCATCAGGGCGATCGGCTGCCCGGCCTGAGCGCCTTTCACATGCGGGATGAACTTATAAAAATTCAGGATGTGCTGGGCGCGGGGCTCGCTGAAGAAAATACTCCGCGCCTCGCCGTTTTGCAGATCGTCCAGAAAACGCTGGCAGGCCAGCCGGACATATTCACAGGCAATAATCTCCCCCGCCACGACGCGCTCGGCGTAGCGAATACCATCGGCAACCTTAGCCATTAATCCCTCGCTTTCATAAACTCAGCCAGCGGATCAACCGCGTCCGGCGTCTTGGCGCTGACCTTTGACCGACTGGCTGGCGTCATCCCGAACTCAGCCAGCATGGCGCGCAGCCGCTTCCAGGCATCTGCCTTCATCATTGCTGCCGGATGCGCCTTAATCAGTACATCCCCCGTCTGCGTTTCAGTGCGGTATGTATACCCCTCGATGTCCAGCGTATCGCAGTGGTGGCGGTACTCGGTATAAGCCTCAACCAGCAATTCGAGCGCGCGGGCGTCCAGCTGAGAAATGACGCCAACGGCATCCAGTTCTTCGGCCATTCGCTTAAACCAGTACTTCGCCTGTTTGTCGAAATGCTTTGGAGTTGGGGGTACCCCTGCAGGGGGTTGTGGCTCGTCTTTATTAATCGGGCGTTTTGATGGGTTACCCCTCACCAAACGCAGATGGGTCGGGGTTTTCGGTGGTCCGGACATAATCGAAAACTCCTATTAATCATCGAGTGGGGGACCCCATAAAAAGTTTTCTAACCTGCGGCGGTGTGAAAAAGGGTTAGGCGGCGGTACTTAGCAGGCAGGGCCCTGAACTTTCGACCCGCCCTCATTAGGCTTATAAGGTCTCAGTAAGTGTAAAGATGGCAATAATAACTGCGCCAGAACAACTTAATACTGTGACCAAAGCAATGATGGACACATGTAAGCCAGCCCAAAAGCCTTTCTTATCAATCCTAAACTTCCTACATTCTTCTATGACATTTTTAATCCAATATCCAAGAAGAGCCATTGCGCAAAGTCCATAAATAATAGCCATGGGAACCCCAACACCGGGATAGCCTTTCTTATCTGCCAAAATAACAATGAATGTCATGGCGGCGATTAATGTGACGTAACTGGCCGTGTTGTTAACCATCTGAGTCATAAAGGCTGCGGCTTCACCTCTTTGCAAAGACATGCTTTTCTCCTGTTTTAGTAAATGAACGAGAATCGTTGTTCAATTACTAAAAAAAGAAAACTATCAAATTTTGGTATTTTCTCTGCCGGTTTTACGTTTATGGCATGGCCAGCACAGCGCCTGAAGGTTGCTGTCGTTGTCTGTGCCGCCATGAGCTTTCGGGATGATATGGTCGACGGTTTCAGCCGGGCGCGGCCTGCCATTGCGCAGACATTCTTGGCAGATGTGCCTGTCACGTTTAAGGATGCGGGCACGGATGACGTCCCATTTACTACCGTAACCGCGTTGGTGGCGGCTCAGCCCTCGCTGGTGTTGCTGCCAGCCTTCATTACGGTGAGCCTCGCAGTAACCCGAACGGTCTGTTGTAGTACCGGGGCATCCGCGCTTGCGGCAAGCTCGAGGGATGACGGATGGCATACTGGAAGCTCCAATAAAAAAGCCACCAGCGAATGCCAGTGGCTCACGACTGAAAAAGTATTTTAATGCGCAGGCGAAACGCACCAGGAAAGTTACTTGAGCGACCCTGTCAAAACAGGTTATTCACATATATTGAAGAATTTTTTCTTTTATTCTTTTATCTACTTTTAATCGAAGCTTCTCTCCAGTTGAAAGTGCAATAATGCAACGGAGTTTTTTAGGGTGTGAATCAACTTTTTTCAGACGCACTGCCATTCTTCGGAACCATGAATCATCGTCATCAAGCATGATACGATAGTTAGCTTCATCTCCATTCTCCAATCTAATAGGGAGCGGATCTGATTCTGCGTTTCTAAAGAATTGTTGCAGTTCATTTCCGCCGCCAACATCCCATAAGATCGCTCTGATTCTGATTGCATGCATTGATCGATTAACTACCGTTACGCCTACTATCCTCCTATCGTCGTCTTCAGTAATAATGTATGCCGTTCTAACTTTCCCACCAATAAAAGCCTTGCGGTCTCTTAATGCGATGTAAAGAGAAGTGATAACAGCGAAGAAAGTTGCCATTCCAGAAAAGCATGTCCCAATCATGGACCAATACGCCCATTCTGCGGAGTCTTTCGCCGCTTGTAGCATAGTTAAAGCTATAACTTTTTCGTCCATACCATCCTCACCTTTTTTGGTGAGTATATTCCATTGCATTATCACAGGCACTCAGTGAATGCCTGCTGTAATGCCTTAGCAGACAGCGCCTAATGCACAATACGCCCACATTATCGCCTCCTGCATATTGATGCCTGAGATAGCCAGGCAACTTGTTGCTATCCGGCTTTTTCCCTCATATAAAACCAACAGCGAGTAATGCCACTCACGGCATAGCAAACATGACGAACCACGGACTTAGAGGTAACATTGTTTTCGATACGTTAACGGGTTCGACACAAAGTCCTAGGGAGTCACATGAAATTCACCAGCATTACACTGGTAGCACTGGCACTTACTGCTTGTTCAAACACACCTGTCCCTACCAACATGGCGAAAGAAGTTAAAGGTAGCCAGGTATTAACCAGTAAATACTCTACAGCAGCTTCCGAAAGTGGCACTGTCATCATTAAAAGAGATTCTGGAAAGATGGGCAGTATTTGCACTGTACATGTTTTTATAGATGGTACTCCCTTAGCCAAGCTTGAGTCAGAAGAAAAGATTACAGCCTACTTACTGCCAGGCAGTCACATCGTGAGCGCCGATCCTAAAGGTGCATGTACTGGAGGTTTAAGCGAGCAATCTATAACAATAACCGCAGGCTCAACCCAAGTTTATCGAGCAAGTTTTTCTAGTGCCGGTGATTTCAGTCTATCCCCCACAGCATTTTAAAAAAGGTTGCCATTACGTTTTACCTAACTCGTAATGGCATACGCCCCACAAAATAATGCCCAAACATCAAATTTTTAAATTCAGAAAGATTTCCTTTAAGTCATCCTTTCAGGATTTTATAGGTGTAAGGTGCTACTTTTTTAATCACTATAAAATCGCCGTTTTTTAAGTCATTATCATCAAGAAATGACTTAACGACCCGCTTGCTTCGGCACCGAAATATATTTTTGTCTGATACGATATCATCCATTATGCATGGGCCTTCCCCATACTGAACTTGTGCAAGCTTCAAAGCTCTCTCAGATTTATTCTTTCCACCAAAGATAGCTGGCTCAAAGATATCTAAGGCCTGAGTCAACAAAATGTAATCTCGTGACGCATTTGTTACAAATGGGATTCTGCGGCTTGTCATAAAGCACTCCTCTCAAACATAAAAGGTGCATTGTTTCAGGCTGAAATAGGCTTTTCCACATTTTAAATATCTTTTAAAACATTAAGTTACGCAGTTCAAATTCAAAGTGGCGAAACCCGTCAAACTTGCGCAACAGCGAAGAACCAACTATCGACTTTTGTCGCAAATTACTTTTCTTCATTTTAAACACTGTGAGTTCACGTAGCCTTGTAAGCCTGTCAATTGTTTGGTGACGGTTTCGATTCGCTTTCTGAGGGTGAAATAATCCCGTTCAGCGGTGTGAGTAAGTCGGGGGCCGGTGCCATCATCCACGCGGGTGGTGCCGGGCGCTCCGTTCGCGGGACAGGTGGCGTTGAGCTGCAACCGCTTACGACCAGCAGCAACATCGTGCTCAAGCTGAGCAATATTTTCTTGGGCATCAGCCAACTCCTTCGTGTATTTGTCATCGAGCGCAGCCACGTCGTGCTGACGGCGCTGCATAATCTCAATGTCATCTTTAGCCAGTTTTAATTCATGATTAACTTTGGTTAAAGATGCCTCGGCTTTGGTGAGCGACGCCCGGTAATAAAGTGCGAATCCAACAGCAGTCAGGAAGAGTAACGGCTTCCACCATGCCCGGGAAAAGCCCCATAGCGCAGCCATCAGAGCACCCGGCGCGCTGCCGCATAGCGGGACTGTCTGTCTTCCATCCCGTTCTGCCCACCGTTAATGATCTGCGTGACGCGCAGCAAATCGCCCGGATATTTCAGACAGCCTTTGCTGGCATAGAACCATGCCGCAGAGCGCGCTGCGGTGGCGTCTTCGGAAAGCAGTTCCGGCGTGCTCACAAGGTCGAGTTTCAGCACGGCACCGCAGTCGCGGTAATTCTCGAGCCCGGTAATCTGGATTAAGCCGCGTCCGCGATATTTCCAGCCATCACCCGAGGCGTTATTACCGAGGCGGTTGCTATAAACCAGATTGGCTATCGCGCGCTGACGCTCAAGAGGCAGCACCTTTTCATACGTGCGGCGGCCCAGCATGTTGGCCTGATCCTGAGTTAACCGGCCAGCCCGGATAAAACCGTTCAGCCCCGCGATGCTGTAATTGAAGCTCTCCACCAGCCTGGTAAAGCCGGTGCTTTCATGACTGACCTGCGCGATAAACATCGCCTGATCGCACGGTGCAGTGATGCCGTACTCGCGCATCGCCGCATCAATGTGCGGGAACCAGCGCGCAGCTAAGCTGGCGCTTAAACCAGCCGCCTGCTGAAATTGTTGTTGGTTCATTCGGGCCTCAGTACCTGAAAAAGGCGCGCCACGTTGCCCCGGGCACGGAACACGGCGGCGCAGATGATTAAGTTGATGATGACCGACGCCCAGTGTGTGTGGACGTAAAAGTCGAAGGCGTAGCGAAACGGCACAGAGGCATACGCCAGGATAATCAGGTATGCCAGCCACGATGCCCACCAGTTATGTTTGCCATCCGGCTTATGGAACATCATCAAGCGCAGAACAATCGCGGTACACGTCACAACGTTGGTCAGCACCAGAGGATCACTTATTACCATTGGTTCCTCCTCTCCACCTCTGCAACAGCGACAGCGGATCCTGCTCACTGAAAAAGGTGAGCGTCTTGATAGCCAGAGCAGAAAGGAGCACCGCGCCAAGCGCATCAAGTGGCTTATCGTTGTACTGGGTTACGCTTGCGAGCATGGAACCAACCAGCCCTGAACCGTACACCCCGGCAAAGTAGGAAACGATGAAGTATGCAGAGCGGCGAAAAATAGTCAGGTCTGCTGCTGTGGCCACGTAGAAGACGGCACCAGCGAACGCGCCGAATACGACACCATAATCAGTGCCGGTCAGCAGCCCGTACAGGCTGGCACCAGTTAACGCACTCGCAGCTGCAACAGACCCGGATACAGGTTCGGACATTTAGCCCCCTCGTCATTGCTGTGGATCCTCTCAGATGAGGGGAATAAAAAAGCCTCCATAAGGAGGCTCAATAATTAAGCAAAATCAAAGAATGAATATTAATTAAAAACCCCTAGAAAAAATCATTCTCCATTCTTCACTCTTTTCCATTCAGTTTTCAAGCAGCGCTTCATGGTTTTTATATAAGCCAATTTAGTTTTATCGTATATCTTCCAAGATTCGCCATGCTTCCTGAAAAGGGTATGCTTAAAGTCATCCTCATTAATTACGTTAACGATTCTATTCATCGCAACAAAAATTGCTCTTGATGTAAGTTCATTAGGATTTAACATCAACTCAATATTGGTTTTAACTTTTATTATTTCCCTTTTGATTTCGTATGTCCGATCTCTGTACATACGCGTCGCTTCATCCTGTGCGCTAAAGCGGTCTAACCTTCTAAAAGCCTTATAATAAAAGTATCTTGTACTTATGAAATCTTCGCAAAGGGAAATAAAGTCAGATGTTAAATCTCGTACATTATTAATCCATCCCTGACGGTTATTTGAAAGCACCTGTGCATTGAAAGATAGTGTGGAGACTTTTAGTTGAGTATTGATAGTTGCTTCTAAATCTTCCTTTTGCTGCAGTCTTAATTTTTCTGAATAAATATCGTTCTTTCGTATGCTGTAAAAAGCAATTAATGCAGGAATTAATGCCCCAACAAAAGCGGCTAATATAGTACCGACAACATTATCCCAGCCAAATCCTGTATTCACAGAAATCTCTGGAACTTTGCTTACACTTAAGATACCGCTATCAAGAAATGTTGTTTCAGATAATGGATATGGAATACCTAACCACGACATATAGCCTCCTTTTTGGGAAGCATACCAGCAGAAAACACCGCTGAGTAGAGGTTATTAAAAATCCATTAGCGTAAATAATGCATGGCCATAGCTTGAAGCTGCAAAAAGTAAAACCCGCTCGCTGGCGGGTTTATTAACTATGAACATACAATGCCCATCGTTAACATCAAAATTACACAAAAACGGCAAGAATGCAAGCATTGTGTTGCTAAATTATGCGATATTACTCGAACTTTGCATTCCGGTTACACGCCGTAACTGTGCATCTGAATAGCTTTCTTCCTGAAAGCATCGCGTTACAAGACTTTCATAGAACGGCTTCCAGCTGTAACGCCAGGTCCGTTCGGGAAGTCCTGGTAACAGCGCGAGAACACCGCGATAGGCTACCGACGATCTTGGCCTGCTATAGCCACGCCCTTCACAGCGAGCGCACTCTTTGTAAACCGGCACACCTTGGAACTCAGTGGCCTTGCGGTCCAGTGTCTTACCTGTACCACCGCACTGACAGCGCTTACTGATTTTTCCTTTGCCGCCACATTTTGGGCACAGGCAGTGATTCACGTCATCCACCTGCCGGAAGCGCTCAAAATCGGAAGGGGACTGTCCAGACTTTTTCACCCAGTCCGGCAGCCGCATCGTGTAGTGACTTTTCGTTATTTTGCTGGTGGTGGTGATCAGCCCCTTCCCTGTGCATTTCGAACAATCGACACTGTCGGCGGCTGAAGAGGCGTAATCGTTATAAGCGTATTTAGCCAGCTGCAACATACAGAGAGGAAGTTTCTTCCCGGCAGCGCGGCGGATAGCCAGCGGCACGCGTTCTTTCGCATATTCTGCCAGCCAGCGGATAGCGGCCTCTTTATCCTGTATGCTTACGCCAGCTTTACCCAGGAACATAGCCAGGCCAATCCCCGCTTCTGCCTGAGTCATACCCAGCGCGGCCATAACATCAGTAACAGCTAACTGCTCGCTTGCTGTAGCGCACGGGCTGTCGGAAATATGCATCCCTTTCGGGGCGAAAAATTTAATGATGCCATCTAAGTTCATGCGGTGGTCTCCACTCCACTACGCCAGAACGCCGATTGCCAGCGCCCTGTCTAAAAAACGAAAAATAAGCTCAAGCTGTGAGCCATATTTTTCTTCGAATGCCACGGTGTCCCGATGGAGCTCGTCGTGATGCCTTCTGCACAAAGGCAATACGAAAAGGTCATGGGCTTTAGTACCCATCCCGCCCTGCCCGTGGCCGATCAGGTGGTGGGGATCGTCTGCTCGCTGGTTGCAGCATGCGCAAGACTGCTGCTTAACCCAGCGGGTGTATTTCTCGTTTTCCCAGCGGCGGCGCTTTGGCCGCAGCATATAACTTTCAGGTGACTCAGGGTCGATCGTCAGCGCAACCACCCGCGGCTGTTGTTCCTGCGGCTTGTCGCAGTTCATTAACGTCTTCACGGCACCAGCACGCTGTGCTTTCGTCTGTACTATTTCCGCCGCCGACGGTCCCGGAACAATATCGCTTTCACGCGACACGCCCTGCACTGGCAAAGGCGGAAGGCGCAGCGCGCGGCGCGCCACACTGTCCGGCAGCGCATCAGTGATATCCATCCTGACAGCCCACCAGCATAATTCCGGCAGAGTCAGCTCGTGGGTATCGTCAAAGGCAAGGGCACCGCGCGCGACGCTGATAATCCAGGCTATCACATTGGAACGGGCAATTGCTGACAGACGCTCAGTAAAATGTTCGGCCAGCTGATTATCACAGTGCCAGCACAGACGCAGCGCGCCGGGCTCATGCCGCATCGTGGTCAGCTCATGGTGATGGTACTTACTGTGCGGCCACTGGCAGCCGCCCTGCTGCTTCATCAGCCAGTGCTCCAGCCCATTGATGCCGCCAACAGCCCGGATCACCCTCTCATCAGTAAAGAAGACCTGCAGTCCTTCGTCATCAGCCAGAGGCTGGTGCGCCGGCGGCACCACGCCGCTCGGGAACCGTGCCATGCTTTCTGGCTGCACCTCCACCAGCACGCGCGCTATTTCCGGTGTTAACAGAGCTCTCACGCTGCGTTCCCCTTCGCTACATGCTCAGCCCACAGCCCACCTATCCACTTAACACCCTTCGCTGTGAAACGCGCCTGGCTGAACGCGTGGTTGGATGTTGTGGAGGTACCCGTTTTCACCTCGAACCGTCCGGCATCAATATGCTGGTGGCGCGGCGTCAGCACCCCGCCGAGGCGGTACATAATCTCGTTGTCGATCAGGAACAGGCGGAAATCCGTCTCTTTGGCTTTTAACAGCTTTGCCACCTGACGGAATGAGAGCGAACCGCTGGCGGAGCAGTAGCGATCCACAAACTCCACCTTTGGCGCCGCGGCGGCAAGTTCCTGTGTAAGTCTTTCCTTTTGCTCGGCCAGATCCGCAGCAAGGCGCAGTGCCTCCGGTAGCGACCGCGGCACGCTCATCTGCTGCCCGCTTTCCAGTTCCTGCCAGCGATCAACCAGACGCGCGGTAAACTCCGGGCATAGCTGCGCCACGATGACATAGCTGTCACGCTTGTTAACCAGGTAGTGATGGTATTCCTGCCTGTTCTGCGGATGGGTGTACGGCAATGCCGTATACCCATCAATGACGCTCTTCTTTATTAACCGCTCAATGGCGGTGCACACGTCGGTATGACGTGAACCTACAAGCGAGGCTATTTCCCGGCTGGACATAAAAATCTCCTGACCTGCCAGCGCCGCATGATGCCTGGGGCAAAATGAAATCGGGTTTATCTGGTTCATACGTTTCTCCATCTCTCAGGCGGCTGCACCCGCCACAAAGTTACTGATCGTTATTTCCACCTTCCCTTTGCTGGTTACCGGGCCCCATTCCACCAGCATCTTTTTCACCTGGCTGTCGTCCTCCCAGACATGGGCCAGCGTCAGCGCATCGAAAAGTGCCTTCAGATAGTTATCCAGATCGCGGCGTTTCCGGTCAGGCGGATAAAGCACCACCTCCACCGCCAGCAGGCTGGTGACAGGCTTGGGTATGCGCCGCAGTTGCTCAACAACTGCCGCTGCGGCATTGCTCTGATATTTGCGCCCGTCGGCGCTGACAAGGTGACGGCCTTTTAGCGGCCCCTTAGTCGGGGCGCGCCAGTAACTGTTAACACTGGGAGGGAATGGCAAAACCAGTTTCATGCGCATAATTCCCCCTTGCCAAAAACACTAAAAAAGACTAATTTAACTAAATTAATCAATATTGAGTGAGATTTAACTAAAATGCACATTACCGAAAAAATCACAGAGGCTAAAAATTTTCTTGAGGCAGCAGCATTCCACGTTTCCTCTGGCCGGGAATTACCGGAAGCGCACAGAAACATTGTTAAAGCTTTAGTCTCGCTTGAGGAGTTAGAAAGAATGTTTGCTAAAGGCACCACTCCCGTGCAGGACGAACTGCAGGAAGCCTTCAAAGTTGCACGTCGTCTTAAGCTCTGGGCTAAGCGTCCTGAACAAATGAACACCAGAATCCTGAAAGCATTCCTTAAACTTTCCGATGAGACGGATCGCAAAGTATCTGAAGCACAACTTAAACAAGAGGTTGGCGAAGACAACTTCGACATTAATTTCGTACAGATGAAAAACATCGCCGAAAAGAACCACGGTAAAGTCTTTGATGTTAATGGCAGTGAAGTTTCAATCTGGCCGCCTGTCGCTGCTGCTGTTGAAGAGTTTCGTCGCACTGTATTCAGTAAATGACATCTTTTTGAACACGCTTTTGTGCCTCCGGGAATATGAGGGCTATTTCCCGGGAGCATAACGGCTTCGGTGTTACTGAGGCTGGACAGAAAAGTTATTTGCACTGCTCGCTCTCCATTTTATGCAGGAAAGAAATTGCCCGTTCACGTGCATCAGATTCACGTTCAACCATGGCGCGCAGCAGAGAAACGGCCTCATCTTCTTTGGCGATGCCGTTGAGGGTGATGCCGCGGGCGACGCCCCTTGATACCGATATAACTCCCTTCTTCTCCAGCTTACGCAGCATATCGGTCGCAGCGTTGGGTGAAGCGGCCCCCATAAGCTGGGCCACTTCTTTCTGTGTCGGCGGGTAACCGTTTCGTCTCTGGAAATCCGCGAGCATATTCAGCACCTCCTGCTGGCGGGCGGTTAAAGCAGAGGCAGAATTCATGCCGTTTTCTCCCGCGCGCCAGCCATTTCGCGAATGGAGGCTCTAAGCTGCCGAATGTTCCGCCAGTGCGTGGTGTCAATTGCCCCGACAACCAGCAGAACCTCATCCATCGCCAGGCCATGCTGCTCTTCAGCTTCGCGAGCGACCGTCGCAAGCCGTTCGTGCATGTCTTTCCGCTCCGCATCGTCCTGAAAGACAAAATCATGGAGGGCCATAAAAGCACGCAGCTTCACGCCGTTGTGATGCTCTTTAATCAGCGACTGCGCGCGCGAAATGACATCTGCGGTCACCGTCACCAACATCGGGCTTTCCACAGAATCGGCTGCCCAGCTGTGAGCAAAGCGGGATTCATGAAAGGCATACGTCTCTTTGCTGCCGAACGCCGCGCATGCACAGGCCCATACTTCAACGCCACTTCGCTCCAGGATGTCGGCTGCGGTCAGTGGCAACTCTGTTTCAGCAGCCTGCAGTTGCGGCTCAGTTTCTGAATGCAGATCTGTTTCATCCTCATCGGGTTCCGGGCGGTTACTCATCAGCAGGCGTTCAGCCTGACGGCGTATCTGTGCAATAAACGCGTCGCCGTGCGCTTCCAGCTCGTTACGGCTGATGTAGCTCATTGCCGGGCCGCGCCAGGTCCTATCGAATACCGCAATGGCACCCGCAAAAAACGCGCCGGACGGGATCTGCTTTTCGTCTTTAGGGACAAACCATGACGGAAGATCGAAACCGATACGGCCACGGATAAAGGCGATGTGATCCGCGTCTTCCGGCCACCAGACTTCGCTGGTGGCCGCCTTAATCAAAAAGACGTACCGCCCGCCTTTTTCCCGCATCTCGCTGGCATGCTGCATGATGTAACGCATGCCGGTGATGTACTCCCCGTCGTGCCTGGACGCGCGGCTGTACGGCGGGTTGCCAAACGCGGCGCCGTTGAGCTCGGCCAGACGCGCGGACCAGTCCTGCGTCAGCGCGTTATCTTCGGCGGTGTAATAAGCCTCACATTTGGCGTTCTCGCCATCAGAGAACAGGTCCAGTACGAGCGGGCCGAACATGGCGTTGATGCCCCAAAAAATATTGTCCGGCGTGCGCCACTGATCGCCGACTTCCTTAAGTTCGTGAGCCGGTTTGCTGCGCAGCGCTGCCAGCGCCTGGCTGTAAGCATTCAACGGGTGCATCACTGTTCCCCCACATAGTTACCGGCCAGATAGCAACGGCCTTCCACGTAACCAACGCGGTTGCTCATCTTCAGGCACTGGGTACGCTTCTTCGCCAGCCGTTCGCGGTCCCGGTTACTCTTCGAAGCATCGAATGCAGCCAGGTAAACATGTGCGGCGCGGCGCCATAAATTCTGCCTTTCAAGCTGGCAGGCCATCTCTTCGAAAACTTCGTGTTTCAGCTTCTCTTTTTTCATGATCTGAACCCCTCCGGAACCTGGCTGTAATCAACACCGGCATAGCTGGCTTTAAATGCGCTGTCGTCGCGCTGCACACTGCGCTGCTTCCACTGCTGGCGGGGCGGGCGTCCGCGCTCTTTCCAGCGGGTAGCGCTCAGCAGGTAGCCTTCAAGCTTGCCCGGGACGAACAGCGTCTGCGGGCGCATGTAGTCGTACATTTCCGTGTCGTGCCAGTGCTCGTGCTTGTAGTCGACAACGAGCTGCAGGTCGTCCACCGAATGACCTTCGCGCAGCCGGGCCCGGATGTTCTCCAGTGAGGATTTCGAGTTCTGGTAACGCGCGCCGGTGACCAGATTCAGGTGCTTCAGCACAGCAATCGCTTTATCGGTGATCAGCTGCTCAGCGTCGGGTTGCCGGGCAACCTGACAAGAAGGTTTTTTATCTGATGGTTCTTGTTTTGAATTTACTGACGGATCGTGTCCAGATTCTGGACCCTGAGAAGCCCCGGTTTTGCGGTTTTCCGGACGTTCAGATTCTGGACGTCCAGCTTCTGAACCTTCGGATTCTGAACGTCCAGATTCTGAATGTTCAGAAACTGGACCCTGAGAATAAGCACCGGCAGCCGCCTGGCGCAGGCGCGGCACGTTCAGCGTGTAGATGTTGGTACCGCTGCGCTGGCCCTGACGGCGTTCTTTACGGGTCAGCCATCCGTCACGCTCAAGCTCACCAACTGCGGTAATAACGGTGCTGCGACCGGCGCCAATCTGGCGCGCGATGGTGTCGATGCTGGGCCAGCTGATACCTTCATCGCTGGAAAAATCAGCCAGGCGCGCCAGAATCAGCAGCTTCGTGCCTTTGATTCCGGCACTCGCGCAGCCATCCCACACGTAGGCTGATAACTTAACGCTCATGCATCCACCCTTTTGAACTTCTCGCGGAACCGCTCAACAGGCCGCATGCAGTCGTGCGGGTAACCCTCGCGCCGGAAGATAACCTGTCGCTTTTCGGGGTCGTAACCGGTGACGTGGACTTCAGTTCCCCGCCAGTCGCGGTATCGTCTGTTGAGTTCCTGCACGCGAAAGCCTCCGCCTGGCGCTTAAACTCCTCTACCATCTGCTGAACGAGCTGGTAGCTGACGGGCACACAGTGGCCTGATACTCTCACTGCATACTGGTACTGCACCGGACCGGCTCCGCCCGGTACCGGCAGCGCAATAAGTTGCGACCTGCGGTAACGTGTTGTTAAACTGTTCATGCGTAGTTTCTCCACTATTGAAAAGACGCGCCCGACGCCTCGAGCTGCACACTCGGGGCGTCACCTTTTCTGGTGCTCATAAATACTTCTACTGCCTGGTCTGAAACCCCATACAGCGCCATAAAGCCCATGAATCCGTGGAACTGGTGGCGAATAGTCTTGCGAAACAGCTCAGAGAGCTTTTTGCGTTCATGACGGTCAATTACCCCATCTTCAGCCGCTTCAATCTGCGCCTGCGCCAGCTGGCCTTTCGCCGCGCTGGTTTTCATGTCGATCGCGAACAGGTCCACGTTGTCCATGCTTTCCGGCTTCGGAACGTCCACCAGCAGTTTGCCGACGCGCGCCGCGGCATATTCCGCCAGCATTGATATGCCGGACAGGTCCTCCATGCGCTCAAGTTCGGCCAGCGTGAAGAAGCGGCTGCCGCATTTCTGGTACATGTGGTTATGAAAGGTGTCGATGCTCATGCCGAGATCGGCAGCCATCCCGAGACGACCGGCGGGATGCGCCTTACACATCGCGCTGATTGCTGCTTTGATGTTGTCTACCATTTTGTTTGTCCTTTGGTAGTTACCGGTTGATTAATTTGCCGCTAAATTGGCGATGCCAGTTTTAGCTGCCTCTTGTTCGGTTGTCTGATAACGGCTGGGGTAAAGAATCTGCATTTCGTCTATTTCCCCGGCGTAGAACTTCACAAGCCTTTCAGCTAACTCAACGGAGGGGACTTGTTCACAACGCTCGATGCGACTGAGCGTGGCGGGGTCAACCTGAACACCGCCAGCAACATGAGATAATGTATAGCCGTGCGAATTGCGCAATTTTCTTAGTGGGGATTGCATAACACCTCCTTTATTTGCGTATTACGCATGTTATTGCATGTTGTTAACTTGCGCAAGTTGCTTTGCATGACACGCAAAAAGGACATGTAATATGCGCATGAACATAGGAAATCGAGTTAGACAGCTTCGCCTGGCGAAGAATATGAAAATTGCTGAATTAGCTGACGCCGTTGAGGTGGATGCAGCGAATATTTCTCGTCTTGAAACAGGTAAACAAAAGCAATTTACAGAACAGACACTTAATCGATTAGCGCATGCTTTAGGCGTTACTGTTGCTGACCTCTTTACCTCGACCGACAATGCGACTACTGTATATAAAAACAGTAAGCCAGATTCCGCAATCGGAGAGGGTACCGATGTGTTTAGAGTCGAAGTTCTTGATGCCAGCGCAAGTGCTGGTATGGGTTATATACAAGGAAGTGATGTGATCGATGTTATCCAGGCCATTGAATATAACCACGAAAAAGCTTTAGCAATGTTTGGTGGTAGATCCGCTGGAAACGTTAAAGTGATTAACGTTCGTGGCGATAGCATGTCGCCCACCATTGAGCCTGGTGACTTAGTTTTCGTTGATGTCTCAGTTAATGAATTTGATGGTGACGGCATCTACACTTTTGGCTTTGACGGCAAAATTTACGCCAAACGGCTTCAAATGATTCCTGACCAACTTCTTGTTATATCTGACAATCCTAAGTATCGGGAATGGAGTATAGACAAGAGCAATGAGCATCGTTTTTACATTTATGGGAAGGTTTTGATAAGCCAATCGCAAGCGTTTAAAAGGCACGGCTAACCCGTATTACATGAAAATAGGTCGCTTAAGCGGCCTTTTTTTTGCACCTTTGTTTGCACATCACGCAACTAAAACTTGCGTTTATCGCAACTTTGGATTATTTTCTATACGTCGTGAGCAAGCAAACAGATTACGCAACACACAAGAGCATCACCGAGCGACGGGCTCATAACCCAATCCACCCGGGCGGAAATCCTAACCGAAGATGCTCTTCTGTGTTGTGTGGAGAAACTACCCGGCGGCCAGTGCAGATGGCCGCCCCCTTTCACGGGAGTGAATAAAACCTGTTTAAACAGACTTACCCCATTTCGCATGGGTAGGGTTGCTATAACCAAAAGACAGCGCGGTGCAGCGCAAAGTTAAGTGGAGGAACACGCATTGAATTACAAAAAAATTAAGGAGCTCGCGAAATCGGGCCACCAGCTGGTGGTGCTTTTGGGCACGCAGAACGGCATGTATGAGGCCGCCTCTCTTGTTCAGAGTATGGCAGGACAGCTCGATATCTTAGGTGCAGTGTTAAACGAAAAGACGAAGCTATGCGAAGCTTTGGTGGTGGAGAACTCTTATCTACTGCCGGAAACTGCCAGCGAGCTGTCGCAAGGTATCAGAAATGCGCTCGATGCCTGCTCTGACTATCTGGATACTGACTGCGTAATGGATAGATTGAGTATCAGTTATGAAGAAGCTGAGCTGCGTACAGCTGGTGCATTTGAATTGCATGTTGCACTAGAAGCATTGGCAAATTCACTGAGCGAATGCGGTGCCGCATGAATAAACAAACAGATTACCGTGCCATCGTTGAGCGCATCGCCGTGATTCTGCATGGCAGCATTACTGATGTAGACCTTCTGACCGTTACAGTACGGGCGATGAAAGATCGTATCGAGAAGCTGGAGCAGCAGCACCAGATGGTGAATGAATACGACCGCACAGCGCCAAATAAGCCTACCATTTTATGAGGTGAATGACATGCTTCAGATGATGACTTTAGAAGAATGGGCCGCGCTGAAATACAGGAGTAATCCACCCAGTCTTAACACATTACGACGGTACGCTAAGCAAAGCATGTTCACCCCACCGGCGCGAAAAGAAGGCCGATATTGGCGAGTGCGCGAAGATGCGGAAATAACTGGAAATATAGCTCAACCAGTGATTAAAAGTTTAGATTCCCCTCAGCTTCAAAGGATATTGAGTGATGGCTGCCAGACCTCGTAAAAATAACGTTAAAGTACCAAATCTTTACCCACTCTACAGCCGCAAAGTGAATAAGGTTTACTGGCGATATAAGCACCCTATTACCGGGAAATTCCACAGTCTGGGTACCAATGAAGCTGAGGCTATTGCCATTGCGACAGAGGCAAACTCGCGTTTAGCTGAACAGCAAACGCGGCAAATATTAGCACTCAGCGACCGCATCGCTACCAGTAAAGGAAAAGCAATTACCACTATAACGTGGCTTGAGCGTTACTGGAAAATTCAGGAAGAGCGACTTAAGTCGGGAGACATAAGGCAAAATACATTTAAGCAAAAGGCTAAGCCAGTTTCGCTCCTGCGGGAGCGTGTGGGTATGAAACTAATCTCAGCGGTCGACGTTCGAGACATAGCGCAGATCCTTGATGATTATATTGCTGCCGGCCAGCCGAGAATGGCACAAGTCATTCGCTCCGTTCTAATCGATATTTTTAAAGAGGCGCAGCATTTTGGGGAAGTGCCTCCCGGTTATAACCCTGCCCTGGCGACAAAACAGCCGAGGCGACGAATCAACAGGCAGCGACTCTCACTGGAAGAGTGGCAAAAAATCTTCGATATTGCCGACGCTACTCATCGTTACATGGGGAATGCCATGCTGCTTGCACTCGTCACCGGTCAGCGTCTAGGAGATATCTCAAACATGAAATTTGCCGACATTTGGGATGATCACCTTCATGTAGTTCAGGAGAAAACTGGAAGCAAATTGGCAATCCCTCTTTCCCTAAGATTGGACGCAATTGGCTGGAATCTGAGAGACGTCATTGCGCGCTGTCGAGATTATGCTGTAAGCCCGTTCCTTATACATTTCTTCCGAGCCACCTCAATGGCTGAGCGTGGAGCGCAAGTGAAGTCGAATACGATAACAATGAATTTCAGTAAGGCGCGAGATAAAGCAGAAATACATTGGGGGGACGGTACACCTGCAACTTTCCATGAACAACGTTCATTAGCTGAGCGTCTGTATGGTGATCAAGGAGTAGACACTCAAAGGTTGCTGGGGCATAAATCTCCCCAGCAAACAGCCAGGTATCACGATAATAGAGGGAAGGATTGGAATTATATTGCACTAGCAAGCAGTTTAATTAAGAAATAA